GGAACCCCCCGGCGATGACATCGACTTAGCCCCTCCATTCGATCCCGTTGAAATCTCGGATGTCTCCGAAGATTGGGAAGCCTGGGAGGATGCCGTCTGCTTGTCGCTGCTTGAGGACTTGCTGGCAGTAGGGTTCGATTTCAACTGCTGCGACAGTTGTGTGTCCGAGAAGGTGTCCGCCAAGGATACCTCCACCGGCTCCAGCGAAGAGGTGTAGTTCGCGCATACGCTCATGCTGCCTCCAGTTGGAATGTGCGGATGAAGTAACTCGCATGGCGCTTGCCGGCCTTGGAAGAAACCATGACTTCCTCTATGTCGTGACCGGCCCTCCGTAGCTCGTGTATCCTTGCCGCCAAGCGGAAGCAGGAATACTCGTTGAGGGCATCCAGCGCCGTCAGGGGCTTGCCAGATAGGAGATGATCCAGAATCACCTGGGCTTGGGTGGGATTGCTGTTGCTCACTTGGCACCTCCTTTCGCCTGCACAAGTGCGGTTGTTCCTTCGCCTTCGATGACCTCGACACCGGCAGGGAGATCCCCCGATGTGTAGGCCGACCATGCTTTCACCATCTCGCCGGCCTTGATGGAGACGAACTTGGATGCCTTCGCATACCCGATCCGTTCCACGACTTCTCGTAGGACTGCCTCAACATCGTTCACCGATGCTGCTCCCTTGCGGGTCTGGAGCTTCCATCCGGGGACTTCGATGCCGGCCTCTAGCTTGGCTTTCAGCGCCTCCTTGATGCCCCATGACTCAAAGATGCCCTCAAGTTTTTTGAAGGCGTCCATATACTGCTCTGGCCTCTCAAGCGCATCATCCTGGGTGAAGAGGAGCTTTTCCCGAACAGGCGTGATTGCCTCGGCAGCGGGAAGAGTCCATACAGGGCATTCCTTCCGCTTCGCGCACCAGTTACAGAACTGGTTCTCCTTCGGGCCTTCCTCCATGCCCTTGATCCTCTCAATCAGCGGGTAGATCAACTCTTCCGCCGACTCACGGGTGAAGCTCGTTGCGAATGCTTCGGAATCGTCGTTGTCAATCGGGACAATGACCGCCTGACATTCATCCATGTCCTCCTGCTCCATGAGGGCGAGGGAATAGAACGCCATCTGGTGAAGGTAGGTTTCGGGCGACTGCACCCCCGACTTCCAATCCAGAAGGACAAGCCCTCCATCCTGCGAGTGACCCCAAAGGTCAACCGTTCCAAAGCTGATCTGGTTAAGGTCGTTGTCGAGGAGTTGCACCTCCTCTTCAATGCCCTGCACCGAAGCGATATAGTTCCTCGCCCGATCTGCCGCCCTCTTGAGAAGGGGGTCAGAAGGGGTCTCGCGGCGGTTGAAGGCGTCTGCCAACTTCTCATGGAGTTCGGTTCCACGATTCGCTGCCTTGCCTACAGGCTTGCCCGTGAAGTGCAGGCAAGCGGCCTTCTTGTCCAAACTTGAAGGCGAGAGGGTGGGGTGATGCCGGCTCATGCTTCGTCCTCCTCTTCTGGTACGAGTTTGCTGAACAACTGGACGCTGGTAAGAAATGCTGCAATCAAGCCCAAGTCTTCGCGTTTTGTTCCGCCCTCTCCGTCTAAATACTCACAAGCGGCAGCCAACGCATCGGCAATAAACACTTGGTATTCGTCGTAGCTCATGCTGCCTCCTCCATGCTGGCGCCGACTGCGAAGGCGACCACTTGACTCCAGTTTTTAACCAGACGCTTCAGAAGCGTGTCCTTCACATCAGCGAGGTATTCCACCTCCGAGTTGATGAGGTCTTTGCTACGGAGGAAGGCGAGAACCTGATCCTCGGTGAGTTTGTCGGTCTCTGCCAACTCGTAGACCTGATCCAGAGGGGCGACCTTCTCAACCTTGGGGGTCTCAACGACTTGAAGCACCTCGCCTTCAATGACCTTCTCCTCAACTGGAGGGAGTGCCGCCTTGACTGCTTGGAACTTGCCGGTGGATACGGGGCGGGAATCAAAGTCCTGCACCTCCTCGGCTAGATAAACGCCATTCAGACAGGCGGGGAATACGGCCCTGACTCCCTCTGCAACCGTCCTAGCGGAGAGCATGGCAGTTGGGTACTGCTTCCATGTCTGCTTGCCCGTGAGACCGGCAGCATGGGCGCGATCCATAGTCCAAGAGACTTGAAGGGTGCCGCCGGCAGGGTGCGAAAACTCTGCCGTGCATTCGTGGTCATTCCTGACAAGCCATTGGATCTTGCCGCCGGCAGTCTGGAACCTTGCCAATGCCGCCTGACTTTTGAGGGCAGGGCGTCCCTGGATGATGTCGAACTCTGCGGCGACCGATGCAGGGTGTCGGCCTTCAGACTGCGCCACTAGCATTAGGGCGACTGCCTGATCTGGTGACTTGAGACCGAACAAACCACTTTTGGCGATTGCCTGCGCCATGCGCTCCATGTCGCTGAACGGGACTTCTGCTTGCTTGACCGCAAGCTGTGTATTGGATGAATTACTCATAGCTTCGGGGTTCTTTTAGAAGGGTTCTCCGGGCTACTTGAGGTCAGGGGACTGCAATCCCTTGGCCTCTCTCTCGTTGTAGGGTTCGTACTCATCCCTTGCGGTGATGCGACCAAAGAAGAAGCCGATAAGCCCAGATAGGCAGAAGGCTCCTGTGATGTAGTATGGTGTCATGGTGTCGGTATGTTTTCGGTTTGTTGTGTTTGGGTTGGACTAACTACTAACGCTGCAAAAAGGAATTGTAGGTCATGTAGGAGGGGCGCTTGTCGGGCGACTGCGCGGCCCACCAAGAGCGAAGGTGCTGGAAAAAGGCGCGGATCATTTGAAGCGGGTTGCCGCAAGTGACAGGACGAGCATCGTGAACAAGGCGCCGGCGGCGATGAGGTCGAGCTTGGTCATTTTAGCTCTCATTGACCTCGGTCTCATTTGGGTCAGGCATTAAAACCATCTCCAAAATCGCTCGGACAAATGCCCCAACGGATCGGTGGGTTCGAGTGGCCTCCGTTTGGAGGGTTTGGTACAATTCTTCGGAAGCCCGAAAGTTGATATTTTTTGGTTTCTGTATCGGCATGAGGTTAAGATTCTTGGGTTCCACTATCCATGACATACATTACAGAGATCGTTATATGAAGTTATCGCAACCCGTCAGAGAGGGGATCGCGTTTACAACATAAAAACTGGTCTCCGTAAACATGACGGAGACGAATAAAGCCTACCTACAGAATCTTGTAAACAAAAAAAGTAACTTTTTTTACTTCTGTTGCAACTCGTACGATTTCAGCAGTTTAACTACAAACCTCCCTCTCGACTTTTCGTTGCACAACCGATCAAAGAAGGCCCAATCGTCGAGTGATAGACAAATGGATCTGCTTTGCTGGACTCTGCCTTTGCCCCCACCCTTCTTGCGGCCTGCGCCTTTGCGCTTCCCGCCTTTCGGCTTGCGGTAAAGACGCAACCAGGAAGCAAATCCGCCGGCTTGGTATGGTGCCCCATATTCTACGCCATCCACCATTTTTACCATGCGCCAAAAACATTTCCCGTCCGGGTTGACTTCGCCGGGGACGGCCTTTCCATCTACCTCTAGCGTGAATAGCTCCTTGAGGCGAATGCGGTTTTCACGCCGCAACATGATACGGAAAAACTTTCTGTCTAACGGGGACGGCCCCGTGGTTGCGTAGCAAGTTGATCCGCGTCGGTATTGTAGCGAGTTCATACCGTCAACATACCAACCATCCCCCAAATTGCATCTAGTCAAAACGCTTATTGATTAAAGTAAACAAGCGATTCGCAAAGAGCCTCTATGCGACGACTTACAGATTCTAGACCGTAATCACTTATGAATCCTTCAGCGCCTTCCTAAAATAGAAAACGTCTTTCCCGTAGTATTGAACCTTGGGCTTGTAGAGCTTGAAACCGCACCCAATAAGGCTATTGGCAGAGGCTAGGTTCCAATCCATGACGTAGGTCACAACGGCAGAGAATCCGAGGCGTCGAGCTAGGTTGATGCGGGCCTTGATGAGCTTCTTCTGAATGCCTTGGCCTCTCTCGCTTTTAATGACTCCACTCCTGACCATGTATGCCATGCCCTTGTGACAGTCCATGATTGCGGGTCTCATCCCAGCAAAGGCAATCGGCTTGCCTTCGTCGTTGCGGACAAGCCACCACCAAGCGTCCGTTAGCTCAACCTTGGGAGACCCTGCAAAGATCGCCTTGTCTAAACGCAAGACTTCCTTTTCCACCTTCACGGGAAGGAGGGAGGGGGAAGCCTCGCGGATGATTATCACAGGGTGCGAAAGTGAGGCACGGGGTACAATTTGTAGCCGGTGGTGATGACGAACTTGCGCCTCTCGACTAGGCCGAGCTTCACGGCCTCGTTGAGTTGCCTTCGTACCATTGTTGAGCTTTTGCCGGTCTCCTTACTGATTTGTTCAACGGTCTTAAACCCTGGTGGCACCTCGTCAGGAACCTTGCCGGCGTTGGAGAGGATGGCAAGCCAGTCGTTTGCGGTTTTTACAGGGGCAGTCGCCATGTCTCGTTGGGGTTGCGTTGGGTGATGTGAAGCGATGATTGGTTAAGCTCCTCGCAGTATTCCCCCCATAGGAAGGCTTGCGTCCACGCGAGGGTGGCGCGGCGGGTATTTGCGTAATCCATGCCGCCTCTCTGGGTAAGGGTGCCGATGTTGTAGCCTGTGCCTCCTGTGAGGGTGCGCGACGATTGGATGGAGACCTTATGGGTGTGTCCGAAGACGACCTTGCGGCGTGTCGTGTTGCAGAAAGCCTCTGCGGTGTCCCGTGCCGCCATCTCGTTAAATAGCACCCCGTGCTGGAATCCGATGTCGGCAATATCGACCATCTGGAAGACGCCATCGTATGGGACGAGACGGGCCTTTATTTTTGAGGCGCAATTTTCCATTGCCTCCACGATTTTGTGGGAAGCGTACGCTACCGGGGCGGATGGCGAGGAACGGAGCTTGAAGGCGCGGACTTCATGGTTTCCGCAAAGCACGATTTGAGGGCGTAGCTCTCGGAGGTGTTGCAGGCCGGTATCAATGTCGGGGATCAACGGCTCGGCTTCCGAGACGCCTTTGGCACCACTCATCAGACTCGTGAGGTCTACGAAATCGCCCAGGTGAACTGTTAAGTTTGGCTTAAAGGTTGACTGAAACTTTAAGACGGTTGCCCATGCTTCCTTGTCCACATAACGGGCATGGGAGCATGAAACAGCCATGAGCCGCTTCCACTTGTGGTTGATATTCGCCATCAGTCGCTTGATTGCTTGTGGCGGTGCCGAGGAGGGTGAGAGTCGGTGAGGTCTTTGAGCATGGCAGCCGCTTCGTGTAGGCCGACCTCATCGGTTGCCATGAGTTCGGAGACGGCGCGGATCGCCTTCAGCCTTTTGCGGAGGTGGTGAAAATAACTCACCAAGTCGAGTATTTCGTCTTCTAACTGGTCGGCATACCACTCGGCGCCTGCACTCCAGAATGCCGTGCGATGCTCTGACTGCCCCCGTAGGTACTTGGCGATGCCTTTCTGCGATGCGTCACCCCAGATGTCTTCTGCGTCTGTTTCTGGTGTCATTAGAAGTAGTAGTAATCCTCATCCTCGTTGGATTCACGGGGGCGGCTTTTTGGCTTGAGCGTTTTGACTGCCTTGCGGATCGCGTCCCTGTTTGAGATTGCGGTAGCCCCTACGACACGGGGTTCTGCACCCCCGTCAATAGCCTCTAGGATTTCTTGCAAGCAGTTGGATGCGGTCTCGTTGTTCATTAGACGATAGGCTTGCCGGTCTTTACCCGTTCGCGCATTTGAGCAAGCGTGAGGCCGGCCTTGAACTCAACGTGCGGTTCATCCACGAACTTCCACGACCCGCCCCATTCCAGTTGTGGGAACTTGGCGACAATCTTGCCGATGTGATCGTAGAACGGGGAGTCGCCTAGGTACTTGCCTTCCACGAATAACCCAAGGTCGATTGCGAGGCCGAAATTGTGTCGCGACTCGCCGCCTCTGGCTTTCGTGACGATGTTACCTGGCTTGGTGCGGCCTTGAGCGTACAGGGCATCTTGCTCTGCGTAGGTACGGGTTCCGCAGATGACGACACAATCGACGCCCTTCTCTTGGAAGTATTTCTTGGCTTCCAGAACGAATGCCTCCATGACCGGCTTAACCTTGGGCAAGAGCGTGTCGAGGTTGCGTTGGGAACGTGCGTCGATCATCGTGCTACGGATTTGATCTTCTCAACCGTGCGGAGCGCACCGAGACCCAGCATTCCTAGAAGGGTGGTCATCAGAATGTCGGTAGGCAGGGCAATCACGGGCGCCGGTTGCTTCGTCCACAGGGCATACACAAACGAGAAGATGGGTTGCCCTAGCGTTGCCCACGCAAACCCGAATCCGCACACCCATCCCACGAAGGGGCGCCATGAGCTTACGAACCCTGACGAGGATGCCGCCTCTACAGCATTCACTTGGGTCTGCCCCGCTGATTCCTGTTGGGCGAGTTTCAGCACCTCCAGTTCATAGGCTTCCCTTGCCCTGTTCTTGGCATCGGCATCTGGGATCACCTTATCCAGAACCTCAAGACCGGCTTTAATCATGCCCGGTACATCGTACATAAAAGTCTATTTTAGCAGCTTGTCCTCGATACGTTTAGTCCTCATGTCTATCTGCTGAAGGGTAGCGAGTGCCGCTGCTAACATCTCGCGCCTCTGGGCGTTGTCCTGTTGCATCTCGGCGATGCGGACATCCTGCAACTCGTTCGCCTTCTCTACCCGTTCCATGCGGCTTGGAAGGACTGCGTAGATGGTAAAGTAGGTCAGACAGGCAACGATGCCGGCCCCTGCTCCGATGGCGGAGACGGCAATAGAAAAGGGGTGTGGAAGCGTTGCTGAACTACTCATTTAACATCGTCTACCTGACTGATGTTAAATAGGCAAGAGAAACCGCAATATAAATGACTGCGCCGGTGATGTTATCGTCCTTGTAGCCTTTCTTGATAAGCTCGGTGCGAACCTCGTTGTACGCAATCTGGGTGCGGACAACTCCAGGGTATCGGTCTTCGGAGAGCTTAAGAACCCTGCGCCTTGCGACAGGGTAGCAACGAATTAAAAGCCAGAGGTCGCGGAGGAGTTTCATCTATGCCGAGTGCTGGGCGATGAGGTCGCGGAGTTGCTGTTGGACATCGGCGGGCAGGAGTGCTGCGGCGCGGAAGGCATCTTCGTTTTCCTGCATGACGCGCTGCACCTCGGCGGCATCGTAGGAGGCTAGGACTTCCTCCACACGGGCCTGTAGGTAGGCTTCGGGAGTGGTCGGCTCGGCACCTTCGGCGGCATTGAGTCGCGAGACGATGGCGGTGAGGCCGGAGAGGCGGGATGGGTCAATCGTTAGTTGCATGGTCTTCGGAGGGTTCGGGTTGCTTGATCGCGGCGGCGAGGACTTCGATTGCCTGTTGGATGGCGATGAAGCCTTGGCGGGAGATGGCGTTGATGTTGCGTGGCTCCAGAGCTTCGGAGATGAGTTGCAGGGCTTCGGTTGGGGTCATGTTGTTCATAAATCAAGAGAGGGCTACGGAGCGCATCGTTCCGCCGTCGTTGTACCAGAGGCTAACGACTCCAGATGTGGAGTTCTTAAAGACTTGAGCAGACCCCGCTGGCAGATCGCTAGATGTAGGGTTTGTAGATAATGTGCCTCCACCAAACGAAAGAGCGTTGTAAATCACTGTTTGACCGCTTGAAAATCTTGCTGCCCGAATTGTGCCAAAGGTAAAGATGTCTACTTGTATTGCAGACTGAAGTTTTAGGAGTCTACTCCCACCCGTGCCGCCTGCCTCGGTGCCGATTTCGAGGACGTTGCTGTTCCACCTCATGAACCCGCGCTCGAAGTTGGAGGCGTCCGTGAAGGTGTTGTAGAGACGGAAGGTCTGTGCATTCGTGCCGTTCCTCTGGGCAAGCGTGTTGGCCGCGTCTCGGGCGAGGATTGTGTCTGCTGCGGATTGTAGCCCTGTTCCAGAAACCCATCCAAATACTGAACCGACTGGAAGATTGACTCTGTTTGCGGCAACAAGAAAATGACCAGCTCCATTTACGGTGGTTTGCACTGCGTTGCCTAAACCACCAGACGAAAAGCCCAACCCAACGAGTGATGCCTGATTGCCTGCAAAATCAATCGTTCCTGCCTTATTCACGCTAAACCGACTCGTTCCACCGACTCTGAAATCAGCTAGGAGCGATCCGCTCGCACTCGCTGTGTCGGTGATGTTGAGCAAGATTCCCCTAGCAACACCCGTCGTGTTCCACGTTCCCGACAAGTCGACGAGGGCCGTCGTGTTGACCCCCGTGACGCTGTAGGAAGCCGTTAGCGCGCTTGTGTTCGCGGCGGCGGCGATCGTCTGTCCTGCGGTGAAGTTATTGTTCTGGTTGTCGAGCGAGACGTTGCTGGATAGTCGTGCATCGTCAAGGGTGCCACTAGTCAGGAGCGAGGCGTCCGTGGTGGCACCGCCGCTTCCGCTATCGTCGAAGTTCCCCGTGAATGGATTGAACTTGTAAGCCATACTTACGACTTCGTGACCGAGGTGAGGTTGTTGCTGCCGTCGTAGCCGAGGGTCAGGGTGGCGACTGTCGTGCCGCTAGAACCGCCAGACTTATAGACGACACCCGTGAGATTGCCGCTGGTGTAACTACAGGAAATGTAGTCGTAGGAAGGGAGGTTGAAGCCGGGGACTTTCGTGCTGTTGCCTTTAATGAGCGCGACATCTGCCGCAGTCGTGGTCAGGAGGGCGTTGGTCGTGTCCTGCTTGTTCTCAATATCCGAGAGGTCTGCGGAGAGGTTCGCCTCCGTATCCACAAGCAACCTCCCCGTGGTAGAGTCCACTAGGAGGGGTGCTGCCGGCCCTGTCTGCTCCACGGCAGGAAGGGCATCGCCACTTGTCCAGCGGACGGCAGGACGGGTCAGATGCGGATTGAGGAAGTCGGACATGGACTACTTCTTTTTCTCGACGGGTGCAGGAGCTTCCTCAACGGGAGCTTCAACGGGTTTCTCGACCTCGCTGAAGGTTTCGATGGTGAGCTTGTCGGAAGTCTGGGGGTGAGTTTCGAGTGAGGGCATGGTCGTGGAGGGTTAGTTGAGAATGTCGGGCCAAGTTTCCTTGATTTCTGGGAGCGTGTCGGGGAGGGGGATCTTGGTGATGTCGCGTAGCTCCTGTTTCTGGACGGCAATAGCGGATGCCTTCACGGAGTCTTCCACCTCGATGGCCTTCATGTAGTCAACGTCGAGCCTTGATAGGATCGGTTTGCGAGCCTCGCGGAACTTGTCCAAGTGGAGTGCCTTCGCCTTGTCGATGTTGACCTCGGCTCCGTGTTCGGCGTGAAACTCGTAGGCGTTGAAGTAGTCGTTCTCAATTTCGAGAACATCCACGATCTTGTAGGGCAATCCTTCAGGAACATCCTTGATGCAGTCGTTCACATCACCGCAAGGGATAATGACTGCGACTTGTCCGTTAGCTTGGGGGTAGGTGATGAAGGGCATAATTAGTTTCCGAAGATAGCTACATTAACTTCGGCTACATCAAAAACCCCATTGGATGAAGTTGGGCCAGTAAGTATTGATACAGCAGATGATGTTTTATTTGATGCTCCACTTGTAGAAGCTCCCTTTACAACTCCATTAATTGAAGATGCAGTATTACTTAATCCAACAGTTGTAATTGTTATTGAATAATTCGCATCAGCCATCGCCGTGGAATAGTTAACTGTGTAGTCTCCTGTCCCGTTCTTCGTGATAGAACTCGTGTTGTATGACGAGCGTATACTGGGGGTTCCAGTTCCATTGAAGTTAACCCACGCCTTGCAAATCTGAAGCCTCTCCGTGCTTCCGAGCTTCGCGGCGGTGACGGAGTTGTTTGCGATCTGGGAAGTTCCAACAGAAGCAATCGTTGCGGCAATAGTAGCATTAGCTGACCCGTCAAAGGAGGCGGTTCCCGTCACATCACCAGAGAGGCCAATGGTGCGGGGGGTTGCCAACCTAGTAGCAGTAGCGGCGTTGCCGGTAATGCTTCCCGTGATGTTGCCGACAAACGAGGTTGCAGTCAGGTTGCCAGAAGCGTCCCAGACAGGGCCACCCGTGGAGAGCTTGCTCGGAGTGATGCCACCCGCGAGCATGGTGTTGGTAATGCTACCAGCAGCGATACCGCCAGCAGATTGCGGAACCCATGACGGGGTTGCGCCGGCAGAGGCGGCTTGAAGAACATACGGGGCAGTTCCTGATGCGGTGGCAGTAGCAGGGAGGTTATTTGCCGTGGCCTCCTGCACAAGCATGGTGAGCTTGTCCAATGCCCTCTCGTGGGTCGTAGCAGGGAAGCGGTCGCCGGTCGTGTAAGAGGTTAGTTGGGTTTTCTTCGTAACCCTAGTCACAATCAGGGTAGATCCTGCCGCTATAGCCGAAGGGGTTGTTATGCTTCCCGTGCTATTATTGCCCCCAGAGACCGTGTAATCCGTATCTTTTACAAGCGTTGTAGGCACCCCTGCGGTGTTCCTAACAACAAGTAATTCGTCCGCATCCAAGAAGGGAAATTCAGTAATGGGAAAGGTGGTTACACCCCCTCCCGTACTGAAGGACTGGCTTGTTTTGGTCGTAGAAACGGACATTGCCGCTACTACTAACTAAAGTTAGTTCGCTCGGCAAGAGGAATGTTAGTGACCTAAAGACTGAAATCTGCGGAGGATTTCCTTCCTGCGCTCAACTGCCGCATCAAACCTCTGTTTGTCATCCTCGTCCAAGGACTTGTAGAACTCATGGTCATGATCCTTGCTGCCCGTGAAGGGATGATTGACGCTGGATTTGAATCCCTTACCGATGTCGGCTTTCTTCATGCCGCCCTCCACAAGCCGGTCAATTTCCTTCTTGGCGGCTTCTGTGTCGTTGTCCTCTAGGGCATAGCGTAGTTGCTGGTACTTGCTGACGGGATAGGTTCCCTTCTGCTCATCCTCTGGGTGGTTCTTTTTGACCCAATCATGGGCGAGGGGGTAGACCTTTGTAATCGGGCTATACCTATGCACCTGGATGCCGGTAGCAGATAGGATCTGCTCAAGTGGCGAGATCGGGTTGACCTTGCCGCCTGTCGTCCATTGGCGGGTGAGTGTCTGCATAGGCAGGGGGACAATGCCGGCCATGATGTCGGCAATGGCGTCTCCTGCGCTTGTGCGCTCGCCTCGGTAGTTCACCCCAAAGACGCCTTCTTGAAAGAAGCGTCCAAAGATGGGGGAGATACGTCCACCAATGAAACCTTGTGGGTTTCCAAAGAGCTTGTAGATGTCCTCTGGAACGGAACGCATCCCGTAGTATTTATTGCCAAAGCGCATCTCAAACGGGTGATCGAACTCGGCATCATCATTGGTGAGAACCTTCTGAATCGTTGCCGCAACGAACTGCGTTGCCGCAAGGAATGCCAAGGCTTGAAGTTGCTCCGATCCAACTTTTGCACCAGCAAGAGCTTTAAGGGACTGCCCCACGAACCTAGAGCGGGCCTCTAGGAAGTCAGGGGCAAGAAGGGCAATCTGCATGGCATGGCGGATCGTGGGGTTATGACCCATCTCCGTGTAGTTCAGATGACCGTAGGCTGCGTTGCTCTGCTTGGCAGACAGCACCTTCACTTGCCACTCCGATGCGGCTCCGCTTGCGAGGTCGTCCTTGTACCTCTCCATGTTGCGCTCAAGGATATGCTCGTAGGTCTTGAGCTTGAGGCCTGGGATATACTGGCTAAAGAGCCAATGCTGGTAGGCGTCCACCCTGTCGGCGGCTTCCGTGGTGAGTCCCCATCCGATCTTGCGGAGACCCATTGTGATTAAGTTGGAGTTATTGCTTCCGACTCCCTCCATGAAGAGGGATTGGGAAAGCCTGTCATGGGCAATCATCAACCCATGCGCGGCGGCATCCGCCTGCTTGGGGTCTCGGAGGTCGATCTTTGGAATGTCGGTGAAGGGATTGACTCTGTGACCTAGTGCGTGGATGCCTTCCTGCACCTGGTGGAACGGGGAGAAGGAAAGCATCGTTCCCTTCACGATGCCTTGACCCTTGATGAACTTGTCGGCTACCCACTTGCCTCCATTGAGGAATGGGTTCTCTGTCTTGGTCTGCAACCACTTGGTGATGGCGGATGTACCAAGAATATTTTTGAATGTTGCGGCCACCTCTGGGTGAACCGCTAGGTCTCCATGCTGAAGAATGCTTTTACCCATATCGTCCTTGCCAACAAATACCCATGATTTCAATGCTGGTTGGTCAATCTTATCGTCGTAGTCCTCATGCCCCTCTTTCGCTGAATCTGGATAAATTAGATGAACCGTTCCCTCGCCATGCTCTCCCTCAACCGTGGTTCCGCTTCCGCGAGGTGATAGAATTGGCCTCCCATCCGACGCCTTCCCCTTGCTTAAGTCCGCCACAAACCGGCGCGAATTGATCGCGTTGTTCATGTCGTTCATGTAAAGCCCAAGGAGCTTCGCAATGTCCTTGGTCTGGGCCTTATACGGGGCGGGGTTGCCGTCCTTATCGGTGACTTGCTCCCCTTCAAAGTAGGAGTCAAACACACGGGTCTGGCTGAACTTGAAGAACTCCGAGAGTCGTTTGGGTGAGGTGCCAGATGGGGGTTGCGGTTCCTGCTCAAAGACATGAGGAACATAGTTCTCCCTATGACCCATATCAATGCCGTACTTCTTGGCGCGGCCTTCTAAAACGCTGAAGGTTTGCTGAACTTTCTTGGCGACGGCTAACTCCTCTGGGGTCAGATTCAGCGCGGCCTTGTAGCCGGCCTTCAGCTTGGCGTCTACGGTCGCTGCCGCACGTTCACGCAGGAGATTCTTGTCTCCGCCTGCCTCGATCCAGTTAGTGATGCCGTCACGCTTTGCGGCGTCAGGAACAGACTTCTCTATGCTCTTTTGAACCCGTTCGATTTCGTTGGTGCTGCCTTGGCTTCTGGCACTCCACTTGAGAACTTCACGCTTGAAGTCGCTATCGGCGGGAAGGTCGCGCACGGCAGAGGCAATCTTGCCGGCTGCGATCTTTGCCTTGTCCTTGAGGGTTAGGGGAGGGGGGATTTTGTTTCCATTCTCTGCGTCAGGGGTGAAGAAGGCCCTGGCCTTTTCGCCACGGGGCTGTTGCCCCTCAACACGCCTTGCAAAATCATCTGCCTTCCCTCCGATTGCCCCGGCGTTGCCTAGCGACTTGTAGGCTTCCCATATTCTTGCCAGCACTCCCTTAACGCTGTCGCCAAGGTCATTAAGCATCCTTCCAGCCCATCCCTTGAATTCCATTCCCTTCTCAAAGATCCTAGTCCCGTAGTCGGCAATATCTTCAAGGATAGTTGGGTCAATGCCTCCGCTCTCGCCGGTAACTCTTCCAAGGTTGAGACGGGTTTTAATGGACGCCGCAAGTTTAGGCAATTCCGTGTCATCAATCGCGTTGAATAAGCCGTCGAATGCCTGCCTAATCCCGCCATCTAACTCTTCCTTGGTTGGGTAAGCCCCTGTTTCCTCGTCAATGTTGGCAAGGTAGTCGTTGGTAATCCCTTTTTCTGAAAGGCGATCTTTGATATACGACTCAAAAGCCCTTGCTGCTTTTTCAACGGTTGTTCCCCAGTAAGGCTTGCTCCGCAGTTCGTCTAAATCCTTTGCCCGTTTTGAGAACTCTCCCTTTGCAAGTGTGTCGCGCAGAGTCTTGAATGCCGCCCATACTTCCGGGCGCATATTGACGGGGGGCTTTGCGTTGTCTGATGCGTAAGAAAACTCGCGGCTTTTCCAATCTGAATTGCCTGTTTTATCAAGCCGGTTGAAATAGTTGTCTGCAGCGTGGAACCACTCATGGGCAAGCGATCCAGGCCCACCTGCCTTTGTCAGATTGATGACAACATTATCGGGTTCATAGTGAGCCATCGCTTTTCCCTTGCCTCTTGCGCCAAAAGCCATTCCGAGTTGCCCATCCAATGACAAAGCCCTAGGAGATAAACCAAGAGCCTCGGAAAGATCCATGAGGGCATCAAAAGAATGGTTTAGGTCAGTTTGCCGGCGTGATCCTTCGACGTAGTTGCCGAACTGGACGCCACGGAATCCAAAAGCTTCAGAGAAAGTGTCGGGGGTGATGTCGCCTGTGCGTTGTGGTTTGCCCTTGCGTTCAGCGTTGGTGTCTTTTCTCCCCGTGGTCTGGGTTTTCATTCCCTCCCAGAGAGTTGAAAGATCAGCGTGGTTATCTTCGATGTATCGGAAAGCCTCTTTTGGCGTGTCAAATCCCGTCTTGATTCGGATGATGCTCGTTAATCCTTTTCTTCCGATAAAAACCTTGCCGGTTTCCTTGTCTCGATAAGCATTAAAGGCTATTTTTTTTCCCTTGTTCTCCGCCCCGCCGGTGGCCTGCTGCTGAATCTCAACTTTCTGTTTGATTTGACCCGCCACATCTTTCATTGCCTCTGCCGGGTCTGGATTCATGGAGTGAATGGACATCCATCTATCCTTAAAGTAAGTGGTCGTGATAAGCGTCCCCGGCTTTATTTTTTGCCCGTTGAAATACATCCCATCGCGGCTTTGATCCACTCTCCAATCTTTAGCCCCAAGGAATGCAGGATAACCCAACTCTCTGTATAAATCGACCTTACCGGCAATAGCTGGAGATTGGCCCAACAACTCATTCAGCCTTTCATTTGAAATCTGTGATTCTGGCGAAACCACAAGTTTCAACGAATCGTGTAGGGATTTAACCAATTCGCCCCACCTCGCCAGTTTGTATCTGTTTGCCGGTTTGCGAGGGATAAGGTCGCGGATCGCCTTCATTGCGGCTACTCGCTCAAGGTTAGCACCTCCCTCAATCAGTTTTCCGTAATCGGGTTCTGGGAAGTGTTTTGAAATCGTGATGTCTTTAACGTCACTTGGAAGGTCGGCCTGCATTGCCGCCTCATACCTCTGCCAAAGGTCTTTCTTTGCCCCTTCGATTTTCTCGCCAAAATCTGTGATGCCATCGGCTTCCTTGTTCTTTCCCTTGGATTTGCCTTTTGCAGCTTTTGGGGCCGTCTTTTCTTCTGTGGTAGCCGGCGCTTCCTCTAGCGGATTTGGTTCCGCTGGTGGTTCTGGTTCTGGCGCCGGGGCTTCTGGGCCGAACTCTGGCTCTTGTTCTGGTTCTGCTGGTGCGGCAGCTTCCTCTTCACGTTTCTTTAGAAGATCATCCAACTGCGCTTGAACTTCTTCCCGTGTAGTTGGGAATGGTTTCTCTGTGTCAGGAAGAGTCTCGTTGGGGTGAAGGGATTTTTCAAACAGATTAGAGGCTTCATTAAATGTATAGCCATCAAATCCATTAGCCCCGACTTTATCACCTAGCTCTTTGGGAATTGGGTCTCCATTAGACATTAATCGGTTAATTTCTAATACTGCATCACGATCCATTCTGCCGTTATCAGATTTTGCTTCGGAGACGCTTGCCCTTTCGGTTGTCCCCCATGTTGGCATAAGGTTTTCGTTGATATAATTTTGATACCATTCCCTTGCTTTTTCTTGGTCAGAAAGATTTGAATCGTTATTTGACTCAACTTGATTAAAATTTGAATCAAAATTCTTTGTAACCGCTTGATTATCAAGACCCGATTGATTTTCTTTTGAGTCAATCTTGATTAAATTGATTAAATCTTGATTTGAACCCTCCTCTGTTGCTGTAGTCCAATCGTTTGTCGGCTCGGTCTCGGCTCTCTTTGCGGCGTGTTCGTCTAGGGCAAGTGTGAGGGCTTGATGCGCGGCCTGCGGGTCATCAGTCACAAAGACGGGTTGATGATTGCCCTTCTCATCAGGGGAAATGACGGCAATCTTCCCATCTGGCAAGGTCTCAACCTTGGGCGCGGCGGGGTCTTGGGCTAACACCTGCGCTTTCTGCGCCTCTCTCTCTGAAAGCTGGATGCCCTGCTCTTTCTGCTCCGGGGTGACGCTGGACAACTCGGCGGCAAGAGTCTCTGGTCGCGTCTCTGGAGGAGTGGCGGCAACTCGCTCTGCGGCCTCCTGCGAGAGTCCTTGTTTAACGAGGTTGGCGGGGTCTTCAGCAATCCTATTAAGGGCTTCCCTGTCCACGGGCTTGCCGGCATGGAAGAGGCTAAAGACTGCCGCCATTGCAAAATCCTGCGGTGCGTTCACAAAGACCCTGTGCAAGTCGCGCCCGATTTCGGAGTCCTTGTTCCATTCTGGGTCAATCTCATGGATCACAGAGTCCCCAATCGCCTCGACTACACCGGCTCCCGTGAATCCTGCACCAGAGATTGCGGTATTTAGGGCGTACTTGGAAACGGCACCAGATGCCACTTTCTCAATCGCTCGCTCAATGGAGGGGAAAGCCCCCGTCATTCCCCGAAGTGATATGCTCATGAGGGCAGTCTGTGGGGCGGCTATTGCGGCACCATAGGCCAGCGCCTCATTAGGCGTCATGTCGGGATTCTGAAGAAGCAAGCGGTTCTGTTGCTCGGCAACGATGTTTGCCCCCATGTAGGCAAGCCCGACCTCGGGGCCGGCAAGTGCTGACGCCGCCACATACTTGCCTGCACCTGCTACTCCCTGGCCTACTTTGGTGAGGAATGTCCCGGTGCTTTCGTAGCCCACCTTGTCGGAGTAGAGCATGGGATTGACCACGTTCTTTGCGGCGTCTTTAAGCTCTAGCCCGATCCTGTTGCGAAGCGCCTTTTGCGGGTCTTGCTCGTCAGGGATAACGCTGCTGTCGGCGGCACGGGAGAATGCCTGCCCCATGCTGTAGAGTGAGGCGAGGAAGCCTGTTTGCTGGGGGTTCCTTGCTCTCTCCAAGGCGCCGGCGAGTTGGTAGACTTTCTTCCTGTCCTCTGCAGAAAGGCTTGTGAGTTGCTCGATGATCGGAGTCGCCTTGTCCTCGTCCTTGACGAAGTTTTCCCTAGAAGTGACTCCTAGTGCGTTGAGGATAGGATCGGCGTTGGCAGTCTGCGTGAGTGCATTCTTTACCTCGGAGACTTCCTGTTCACCCATTGGCTTGTTCCCAAAGGCGTCCACAATCTGCCGAGCAAGCGGGGCGAACTGCCCGTTCATCTCGGAACGTGCAGATTGGTAGCTCTTGCTGAACTGGCTCAATGCCTCGGCGTCAGGCACCCCGGCAACGGCATCGGCGTTGAGCGCCTTCCACTCATTGAACCTCTCAAGGATGCCCATTGACTTGCCGGCGCCTCCCTCTTGGTCGAGGTTGGTGATGACCATTGCAGGGATAGACTCAAATGCGGTCGCCTTCGCGTGTTCCTTCTGAAAGTACCCGGAAAGTAGATCCCTGTACCCGCCATCGGTAGAGGGCACGGGAACCTTCATCTGCGAGGCGATTTGCTTCTTGTAGAGTTCGTAGTTCCGATCATCCAGCGAGTCGGGAGTGACGCCTAACATGGCGGCGGTAGCCCTCCAACTCACGGCCCTATCCATGAACATCTGCGGGTCTCCTGTCGTAATGGCCTTATCACGAAGGGCTTTTAGCTCCTCTGAATCACCCCTCTTGTCAGGCAGAACCTTGGCAAGCAAGGCGGTCTCTGTCCGCATGGCGCTGGCTTTTTCGGTTCTGATTCGCTCGTCATCCAGTATTCTTGCATCCGCCATCGTGGGGGATGGAAGGGGTGTCTGCTCCTGCTGGGGAGGCGCCTCCATCAGAGTGTCTTGAGGGGGCGGGTCTTGAATGGTTAAAGCGTCAGATTCATCCATGAGAAGCTGAACAATTACTCTGATGTTAGTTTAGAGGCAAGAGGAATCCCTTGACACCATGCCGTTAGCGGAGCGATGTTCATCCCATGAAGACCATGCCGATACTCATTGCGATGCTTCTCGTTGGAAATGCGATGGCGGGAGGGAGGACTTGGGAAGAAGAGGAATGGAGGGTCTACCCTTTAGACAAATGCAAGGGCGGGGGCGCAACGTCTGTCGGCACCGTGGATATTCCAGATAGGGAAGTAGTGGGTGGGCCTAAATTGTCATCTGGTGCTGAATACACCACCAAGCCAGTTGATCCGAATGTCCAATGGGCGGCATCACCCTCCAAGGTAGACTACTCCATCATCACGCTTCCAAGCGGAGAAACTGCCTCGGTGCTGACCTTCAAGTAGGTTATCCCTGCCCGTCCTCGGTGTATTTCTCCACCTTGGCGACTCGTACCCCGTCGAGGGGTTGATTGCCGTCTGGTGAGTAGATGTCCACGCGACCGCGAAGAGGTTTGCCGAAGCGTTTGATTGCTTCCTTATCCTGCATAGTGCGGTCGTCAAAGTTCTTAACGAGGCGCTTGGGATTGCCGTTCTTATCAATAATCGTGATTGCCACCTTATCCCCGATCTTGGCGCCGGTGGACTTCTCTAGGTCAGGGGAGAGGGCAACGCTCTCACCTGGGGTCAGCTTATTGTCTTTTGCTCCAATCCCACGGGCAGAATTGGAATCGTAGTCCTCCTCTCCCGGTTTTTCGTATCCGTACTTGGTAATCTTGCCGGCGGACTCTCCCGCATCATTGGAAGCCTGTGGGGGCTTGTAGTTCCATCGGTCAATGGGATGGTTCAGCCAACTTGGTTTCTCCGGGGGTTTGCCAATTAGGGAAGCGCCACCACGAAGCGCCTCAACGGGGGTAACGGTCTTTCCGATGAGTTCGTCAATGTCCTGACGGGTCTTGGGCGACTCCGCCATGATCTTCTGCATCAGGTCGGCTTCGCGTCCGAGTGCTTGGATCTTCTTGTTAGCCCACACAGGGTCAAATGCATCTGACGGCGATTGCGGGTACTCCCCGAACATTCCACCAATCGTCATCGCGTGAAGGCGCTCGGAAGCGTACTTCTTGAGTTCGCTTTCCATCTTTCGATTGCCTCCATGATCCGCCATGTCCTGACGGATGTCATCCAGCGACTTGAGTAGATGGGAAGCCATAGGCCCACTTGCCTCGTTCATGATCCTGCGCTGGATCTCAATAGCCTCTTGCCCTGCGTTGTTCCTGTCCTGCGGGAACCTATCAAGCATCCCCATGAGTTCGGAATCTGCCGCCTGCGTGACGGGAGTTGTCAGTCTGGAGTTGACCACGCGATTCTTGAGGGCTTCCCTGTCTTTCTCGTCCCGAATGCTGCTGAACCTAGGGTCTTTCACCACATCCTCCGGGGTCTTGAGTGAATCATCCATCGTCATGTCCCAGACAAGTTTTTGCTGCCTGACTTTTCCAAGTTTTTCAAAGTTGTCCTTCATTCCCTCGTACATCGAACGGGGGATCTTGTCAGCGCCCTCAAGGGGGGTGTCGGTGTTAATGGCGGTCTCAATTCGCGTTGCCATCTTAAACGCAGAAACCCCATATGGATCTTGCGCGGCCTGCGAATAGAGGCCCGAAATTTGTTTCCCCGATGCGGCCTTGGAGAGAATTGATTCATGCTCCTTGGCGGAGATTGCATTGATGGCAAACAACTCGCTCGCCTTGGATTCCGCTTGATCGTACTGGTGATTCTCAAGGGAAAGATTGATGTCGGTCAGGGACTTTGCCGTGGAGTCGGCAATGTTCTTCTGGAATGCGGCGTGACTGATCTTGACCTGATCTTGAGAAGTCAGATTCAAGTATTCACCATATCGCTTCTGCTGAACCGATACAGGGAGCGCCTGCCATGCGGGATCGACGTTCTTGGCCCGGAAGTTGGCATAGGCGCTTGTCCATGTCGCGGGGTTGGATTGCGAAAGGGAATCCTCAAAATCTGCCTTCTGAAGCGAGTAATTCGTGGAGAACTCGGCCCATGCCGCATTGTCGTTTAGCTCCTGCTGCTTGTCGGCTAGGGTCTTGGCCCCTTTGTAGACAGCATCAGCGCCTTTGTAGATGGAATTGGCAATGGCCCCGGCATTTGCTGGGTTCTGCATTGCGGCATCATACCCACGTGCAACTGCCGCCCTTGCGCCGCCAAGTTCCACATTTGGCAAGTTGACGTTGTTGACTTGCGGAGCCGACATCGAGGAAAGGTCGGGAGCGTTGGGGATGTCTTCTAGTCTGATAACAGCCATATGGTTAGCGAGTTGCTTTAGCGGTGCTTGGTTTCATCATGCCTATGCCATCGGAAAGAAGGCTTGTGGCAACATCAAGGTAGCCGCTGATCTGGGCGTTGTTGGCTGCGGTCATGGCGTTGTTATAGGCGGCATTTGCCATTGCCCCACCTTCCCAATCCGCCATCTGCATTCCGTATTGGTACTGCTTCGCCATCTCTGCCTGCACCTGACTCTGGTAGGTTTCCATCTTACCTTTCCAATCGGTATCCAAGGCGGAGAGGTTCGTCTTATAAGCTGAATCCATCCGCGCAAGTTGCGCCATGCCTGCATTGTGGGCCTCGACCATGAGAGGGCTTCCCGTGTCGGCGGCAATCCCGCTTGCTCCGTACTGCGCCTCTACAGCACTCGCAACCATCTCCTCCTGCTGGTATGATCGGTTAATCTGCTCAAACCCCTGTACCTCCTGCGAACGGGCGTACTGGTGAAGCACCTTGGCGTTGTTGGCGGATTGCTGACTCTGCGCCATTGCCACCTTGTAGTTGAGTTCGTTCTGGTATCGGGCGATCTGACCCTGCGCCTGGGCGCTTGCCCTGCCCAAACGGGCATTGCGCTTCTGCGCCTCGCTGGAGGAGTAGGCGGAATAGGCGGTGCCGGCTGCACCGATCACGGCCCCCGATACTGCGACGATGGCAAAGCTCATTTTAGAACCCCCTTACTCTCAAAGCAAAGATGACGGAACCCTTCTGGTAACTGGTCATTCTCTGAAGTGGTAATCTCTTTGGAAATATCATCCGGGTCGGTCTTGTCAGTCGCGTGGAATGTAGTCCATACGCAATCCTCATGAGTCAGGAGTACCCTCCTTGTGCCGGCCTTGGTGATGCCGATGTGACCGGCGAAAAGCCTCTCGCATTTTCCCTGCTCGTCGTAGACATCAACGACTCCACGCTGAACCACAAAGGGATGCTCTGTGAGGTGCGTCCTGCTCGTAACCACCGTGCCGGCAGGCATATGGATGGTGCGGATATACATCCCCGGAGTGAACCGATGCTCCAAGGGCAAGTTGATCTGTGGTTGCGAGGCGCAAAACGCCTCCACCACATTCATCTTCTCCCTAGTGCCTAGGATATTAGCAAGTTCCATTTAAGAGTGATTTCGTATGCGAGTTAAAGAGAAAAAGCAAGTAAGTTAGTTCTGCGTGGCCTCGCTCACCTCAAAGTTCAGCACCAAGGCGGCAACCGTGAAGGGAACCGGCTGGGTCTGACGCACATAGAGATCCACCCCATCGGCCCAATTTGAGGAGGCATATGCCCTCTCGTAGCCATTCAGCACGGGGGGAGAGGAATCCATGTTGTCGGTCAAGACTCGGCTCACCAGGGGGAACCAGTTGACGCCATCGGTGGAGAGTTCCCCGCCTGTGGACTGGTAGACCTTGATATTCATCCTCGGAATCCTCATGCGCCGGCCCTGACTTGTGCCGTCCTGTAGGTTGGTGTCCACCCTCTGCGGGACTAGCGTCGAGGTGAAGGGGAGTCCGACAAGCACCCGTGAGGCGGGAATCTGTAAAGTAATCTGTCCACCTACTACGGTCGGCTGCGAGACAATCAGCGACCCCACGGCATTGTCTGCCCAGACGGAGACTGCCTTGCCCTCAAGATGGGAGAGGCCGGTGATGGTTGCGGTGGGTGTGCCGAATGTCCGAAGCACCCCGCTGTCCACATACCACCAGTTGCTCTTGTCTGCGGTGTCCAAGGCATCACGCAATCCGAGCTTGAGCCGTTCGACGTAACGCACGGTTTGGTTATTTATCGTGCGTCTGACCAGTAGCCAGACTTCATCCTCGGCATTTGTGCCGTTGATCGTGGCGACACTCTCCACCACTCCATCGGTGATGTGACGGGCGAATCCGACGACTTGCTGTTCACGCTCATAGGTCATGGAGACCAACTGACCATCTCCCCGCACGAACCAGAGGATCGCGTCAGGAACCCTCTGGTAGGCGTTCTCGACGATCCCTGTCCGGGTCGTATGCTCGGCTAAAGCGGTGATGTCATTGGAAACCCAAGACTCACTTGACCAGGTGTAGATGAGTTCGCGGATCTTGCGGTTCATCCGCTGGATATACAACACCGTGTCGTTGATGATCTGCGCCCCTAGGCTAGATGACCCGTAGTGGGACTGCTGGCGCACGTTGACATTCGTCGGAGTGATCGGGCGGGTCTGGTCACTCGCCTGCATCGACCACTCGTCAAGGGTCGTGCCGATCAGGAGTGCCGACTTGGAGACAAGCCATTGGATCTGACCTCCCGTGGTGGAGGCCAAGGTGAAGAACCATGAGTCGGCATCATAGGCTCCCTGCTTGAAGTTCTGGAAGTCGTTGCTGTAGCTGCCCCAAAGCGAGGAGGGATTACTTCCTGTGCCGGCGTAGATGATGCGACTATCGTGGAGGGCGACTGCGGCAGGGTAGCCTTGGACTGCGGAGAAGGCTCCCTCACGCCATTGCGAGGTGGCGCCGGTGCCTCCGAGTGACTTTAGCACCCGTGCCGTGACCGAGGTTGCGCTAGTGAATCCCGTGATCCTGACCAATCCCCGGAGAGTCGGGTCAATCGGGGAGAGCATGACACGGGGGGCAAAGCTCGATGTTGTCGGCATTGCCGTCCCGTCCTGGTATCTGGTGGTTGCAAAACCCGAAACCACAAGCCGAAGCAGGGTCTCGACTTCCTCCTCTCCGTTGGATGTGGCGTTGAAGTCCCCGTTGCTTTGGTAGGTGCGTATTGTCTTCCAAGTCGTGCCGTTGTCGGTGGATGCCTGCAAGTCCACGGTCGCAGTCCATGTGCCGAAGGTCTGGAGAGACCACTTTCCAAGCACCCTGATGGTGGAGCTTGTGGCATTGGTCGAGTCAATGTTTTGACTGATAAAAGTGACTGGATTGGGGTGAGCCAGTTCAAAGTAGCTCCCGACATGACCACTCTGGAAGATCCCGCTGGATGCCGTCAGGGTAATGGTGCTGCCGGCTTGAGGGGCAATCGGATAAGTGACTGTTCCGCTTGATGCGGCGGTCGGTGCCGTTGTCACGACGAAAGTGAACCTGTTGGCATCTATTACTGATGCAACAGTCCATGTGCCGTTGTAGTTGGTCGCGGCACCAGAGACCGTGATGGACTGCCCCCTGTAGAGGTTGTGACCCGTTGATGTTGCCGTGACCGTTGTGGTGGCAAAGGTGAAAGTTACCCCAGATAGAGATGCGGTGGTCGCAGAAGGCGTGATCGTCGTCGTCGTGACGTTCTGATCGAGCATCGGCGCCCAGTTATTTCGGATGGAGGGATCTCCAAAAGGAACCTCGCCAATCTGCCAAGAAGTATCTGACAGGCGGCGGAGACGCTGCGGCGGGTAGGAGGGGTGGGAGAAGTAGACAAGGTTGTTGATCTGGCAGACTTGGACGGCCCGTAGGTCTGCCTCTTGGTAAGGGTGGACGGGAGTCAGGCCGGTTAAGGCATTGAGGTAATCGACTTGGACTGCCTCGACGGGGGAGCCGCTGGAGGTAATCAGCGCCCCGTTCTTCCAGAAGCGGATGTAGCCCACACCAAGCTCCATGACGATGTGGTTGGTGTCGGAGATGTCGAGACCGATCAGGCGGCAACGGGTAGCCGATGTCTTCGCGGCCCCAAGGTATTCTGTCCCTGCGCGACGATTCGCCGGCCCGTAAGGGGTAATGATGAAGTTCTCCAGTACCTTGCAGGAGTTGCGGTATTTGTCCAGATTGGTGCGCGACTCTAGGTAGGGAGACCACTCGCCAGAGTTGAACGATGAGATTAACTGACTAATCATCAGTAGATTCCGTTATAGCGTGACTGAACGAGGTCGGAGTTAAGCCACATCGGTTTGCGGCGGGGATAGGAGTCCTGTGCGTCGATCCTCCGGGATTCCCCAAGCATCTGCTTGAAGTCCTGTTCAAGGCGCTGCTTGATGTCCATGCTCCCTCCAAGGGGCTTGGCGAGCTTGGCGGCTATAGCGAGCGCCAGAAGCTCCACGAACATGGGGTCAAAGAGATTTGGGTCAACGGCACTCTTGACGTAGGTGATGTAGGCCGTGCTTTCATCGGTCATCAGCTTGTCACCGATGATGTCGAAGTTGCAGTAAGGCTCATTGGCTTGGAAGGCGTTGAGCGTCAGGATACGAGCGAAATCAGAGGGAAGCTGGTAGGAGTAATCCCAATCAAAGGGGGGAGGCGTCAAAAGCTGGGCAAGCTGGGTCATGCCAACGGCCCAATTCCAATCATGCATCCGCAAAAGTGAGGCAAGCGTAGGTGCGTAGTGCAGCTTGCAGAACCGAGCTTCAATGCTCGGATCATCCAACGACATAATCATCTGATCGCCAATTTTCGAGAGGGCAAGGTTGCAGATGGTCGTGGAATCCATAGGTTTTTCGAGTTGTAAAAGAAAGGGGTGGGACGCCTCGCTGGACGCCCCACCCCCGACTTGTGATTACTTACTTGGTGGTGTCGGCCAGGATGCTCACAACGCCGTTCTCAAGGAGACGGGTCGCACCGAGAACCGCTGTGCTGCGGATCTGGAGGGCATGGCTCTGGGTGGGCAGAACGTCCATGTAGGACTTCTTGCCGCCATCCACGACGACTGCCGCATTCTTGTGGTATGCCACACATGTGCGGACGTTTGAGGCGATGTTCAACTGCTCGGAGCGAACAACCTTGAAACCAAGGAACTGATCCACATCGCCGTCCACAAGGGCGCGGACGCTGTTGAACAGATTGCTGGTCACTTCGGTCGTGCCGAGAAGATCGCTGATTTCTTTGGCCGACACGATGAGAACGCGATCCTCTGCGGGGGCTTCGTTCGCATCAAGGATGCGCTTGGCCTCGCGGAGCTTGCCGATGGTGAGACCGCTGTTGGTAGCGGTTCCGCCGGCAGGGACGTAGTTCACAGCGACCGACTGTCCTGCGGGGAGGGCAACGGTGGTTGTGGTGTTGTTCAGACCAAAACCAGCGGAGGTGTTGGCTGTGTTGGTGATCGTCGCGGATGCGGTGAGCGCATCAATGAGGATCTTGTCCACCAGACGACCGTAGGCTGCGGCCTGCGACTGCATACACTCCGAGGTGGGCAGGACAACGCTTCCGAGGAAAAGGTTGTCGAACTCGCTGAAGCGATTGGCGATGTCGTAGGGGACGGGGTAGGCCCAACGGGTCGGCAGGTCGCTGTTTGCCGTAGGGGTTGTGGCATTGCGGGTCGTGACCTGGGACATGGAGGTGAGTCCATACTGGTTGAAGCGGACGGCGGCACCAGAGGCGCTGACGAACTTGGTCTTCTCCTTGAGGCGGCTCTCCATCTGCTGAAGGAGGTGCTGCCAGTTGGTCTCGTACTGGATAACGTAGTGATCGGGAATCTGTAGCATATTCGTGAGTAGTTAGGGGTTTGAGTAGGGTTTTACTTGCATCCGAATAAATGGTTGCCTCTTTCGAGATCACTTAACATCGGGGATGTCCACTCTACTCGGATCTGCTACTGGCAATCGCCAGAGAGGTTGTCCCTCAAGTTGACAATTTAACCACCTAACATCACTCACCTAACACGTCAACGATAATTCGCACAAAAAGATTGCGTTTTCTGAAATGATTTGTAGAGTTGGCGTTGCGTGGGGAAGCGCCGGCGCGAGAAGGTCATCCCTTCACCCCACGCCCAATTTCAGATTCACGAAAGACTGGCAGTAGGTGCGTGACCCCTGCGCCCCTGATAAGGGCGTCTGCCAATACAAAAATCGGGGGAGGCAATGAGGGGCGAAACTGGTTGGCTTTTCGGCCATATCGGGAGTAGTAGCGACCTGATCCTCCTCCGACCTTTTTTGTCGGATGATCTAAAGGGGGCAAGATCCCTCCCAATGGAGGGTATGGGGGTTCAAATCCCCCTCCGACCTTTTTCGTGGCGTCACGGAAATGGTTATAGCAAGTTTAGGGATCTTATCATGGTTTAGCCACCGCAACCAAATTCCCCTCATGGGTGAATCTCAAGGCACGGATCTAAACACTCAAGGCGACTGCCAATCTTTAATAACTTTGTTAGCTGTTAAAGATACCGATGCGTTTCTTTAACAAGTAAGGTTTCCTTTAGCGGACATAAAGGCCGGTAACGGAAGCTATAGCTGACATTACCTAGTACATACCAGTAATAATGCCAAAATATACCCGATAGGGAATAAAATGCCCTGTATGTCAAAAAATACACCCTTTAGGGTATAGCATGATTTATATGTCAAATTATTAGGGCAAAAGCAAAACCCCCACCAGTTTCCCGGTGAGGGCTTGTGCATGAACCAACCAAGCTAAAGGTTAGAACGGAATGTCGTCTTCTTCGTGTTGCTTCTGGTAGCCGTTGGCCTTGGCCTTGTTGTGAGCGACCAGAGCAGGCGAGGGAGGGTAGTCATCACGCCTTGGGGAGTTGGCATAGCTGCCTCCTGCCGGCTTGTCGGTGATGCTGATAGTGAGCATCTCCTTTCCCGACTTGGACATCTTCTCCCATGCGGCGATCTGGTACTCGATGCCTTTGAGGGTCATCTTGCCCGACCACTTGGGGGCTTTCGGGTTCTCGCTTCCCTTGAGGAAGAGGACGCCCTTTCTCTCGTTGTCGTATTGGTTATCCATTTTTCAGAAGGTCTGCGACCAGGGTTGCGGTTTCCTTGTCTCCCGACTTGTAGCGGGTGTAGAGGGAGTTCTGTGGGTTGGTCATGATGTCCATCGCACGGGCCTTGCCTGCCATCATCGTGCCCGCTGTGTCCGAGTTCACGATCTTGTCATCAGACATCATTCTGGCGAGGCGGTTGAAGGCCAGCACCACAGAGGGATCAGAGAACCCCTTGCTGTTGACATCGACGCCGGCGACTTGGGCGGCTCGACGGGCAACGCTCAATTCCACATCGTACTTGTCGCCCCACGCTTCAGCGAGAGCCTTGCGACCGGCTTCCATCTCGGCTTTCTGCTGGGAGGCGGCGGCTTCGGCCTTCTGCGCTTCAAATGCCGCATAGCGCGACATGAGGGCATCCATCTGGCGCGGGGTGATCCCGTTCTGGTGAGCGAGGGTGTTGAACTCTTTGGCGATGTTATCATCCCACTCGTAGCCGGCAGGGAGATCCTTGGGGCGGAGTTGGTACGCTTCGGGCGAATCTGGCACTCCGAGCTTCTTGAGGAATGCGGCCTTCTCTTCGGGAGTAGCCTTATCGTCAGGTATGATAAGGGCATCAGCCTTCTTGCCGAGCATCTTCTGCTGGCTCACGAGGGTCTTGAGCGCCCCGTCGATGTCCTTGAACTGACCAAGGATCTGCTTGTGTTCGGCAAGTTCCTTCGGGAGCCGGTCAAGCCACCCCTCGGAAAACTCTCCCTTGTCGTTGACCCAAGGCGAATTGGAGGCGGGTGCCTCTGGTGCCGGGGTCGAGAGGAGGTTGTCCCCAATGGGTGAGGGGGTGCTAGGGGGTGGGGTGTTAGCCTGCTGACTCAAGAGGGCGTTTCCGTCCACGGGGTCTGCGGCAATGGCGTCAGATGTTATCATTTAGTCGATTTGATGGGTTGTTGGGTAGTCGGTCGGGATGCGTTCGGAATATCGTTCGATGAACTCCTCGCGGGAGTGCGTCTGCTTGAACCAGAGGACGTAATCGGGTGTCAGGTCTCCCAGTAGGGGGGATTGCTCTGGTTCAGGGATTTCATTCTCGCTTGGGGTCGGGTTTTTTCGTGGTCTCGCCATTGTTGTGTTTGGTTGCGACGGCCTTCATATGGAGGAGAACGCTCCTCTGACCGTCGCGGATAGCTGCGTGAATGGGGTCGTATGCCCTGCCGTCTTGGGGAAGGAAGGCCGGCACATTGATGCCAAAGGCTTTCTCAAGGTCTGCAATGACCAGTTTGCCGGCATCGGTCTCAAAGTATGAGTAGGCTGCGGCAATGCGTTGGATTTCTAGGTCTCTGTCAGTAAGTGTCGGCATGATCGGAATGGTTGAAGGGTCGTTACATCATGGAAGCCATTTGGGACTGGACGCCTTGGACGAGGGCGGAGTCACCTCGGATACCTCCCACCTTGGCGGCGACTTCGGCGGCGTGTTGCTGGGCCTGCATCTCCTGCATCTGCTGCTGGGCCTGCGCCCTCTGCTGGCGCATCTGGGCGACTTGTTCCTGCGGACGGAGGTATTCGCTATCCATGCCAGAGGCTAGGGCGGACTCGCGCACCATCTTGTCGGTGTCGAAGTTGTCGAAGATGCTTGGGTCTTGGGTCACAGAGGCAAGTGCCGCTGCCCTCTGAACGGTGGAATCGGTCGCGCCTTGCTCCAGATTTTTGACGGCAAGGGCAATGCGTGAGTTGAAGTTGACCTTCGGTTCGGGAATAAAGAGTTCCCCCGTTGGCCCTTGTTGGATAAGAGCCTCCGGGGGTGGGGGGAATGCACCGTTCCTTGCCAAGATGCCGTAGACCCGCTGAAGGAGGGGGGTAAGCAGTTCGGTCGTGAGACGGGAGAAGGTGGGCGAGAACTGGGCCAGACGCTCGGCATTCCGGGCATTGACCTCCGTTGCTGTCATGCGATTGGGTGCCGCTGATTCCTCGGCGCTAAACATCTGGAAGAGGGGAACGCTGAAGGCTTCCTTGATGTCGTTCTGCTTCTGCGCGACACGCTCCAGGCCGATGTCATAGCGTCCCTGCGTAGCCCATTCGATAGGACGGGCATTGGGATCTGCGGCATTAAAGTAGGTCACTCCACCGGCTCGGAGGTCAATGGAGGACTCCAGAGAGTCAGGAGCAAGGATGCGTGGGAAGGCGGCAAGCTCGGCTAGGGCATCCATCTGTTTCTGGAGGAAATTCAACTGACGAAGGTCAGGCATCGCCACCCATGAGGGAGACCATCCGTAGGCCGATTTCTGCCATTTCAGATACCTCGTAGCCATGAAAGGCAACTCGTCGTAGCCACTCTCGCGGAGAACGTGCTTGCTCTTCTCCTCGACGTAGCAACTGGCGATAGGCTTGTTCGGCCCGTCATATTTCTTCTTGTCACGCTTGCCTTCCTCACGGGGATAGACTCCGTGGATGATGTGCCACTTCTCATCCATGCCCCGGCCGTTGGCATCGTTGTAGCACTTCCTGACGGCATCGCTGACGTTCTCAATGCCGAACTGCTGGACAATCTGGCGGGTGGTCATCTCAAGCCGGCGGAACATGGTGTCCACATAGCCCTCGTAGTTCTCGCTGATGCAGAAGGTGCCTACATCGACGTTGGTGAAGGTGATAGGCAGCTTTTCACCGGGTTCCACAAAGAGGACTGCCGTGCCGAAGCATCCCCTATCCAAATACAATTCATGGATTGCCTGGTGGAAATTGCTCCGAGCCAAGGTTTCCATGACGATTTCCGTCACTTCTGCGAAGTATTCCTGCACTCCGTCCCCGTTCTCAATCTCGGAGGGAGCATCAAAGGAACACCAGCGACTATCCGCCGGCGTGATGTAGCTCATGCAACCAGCGGCAAGGACTTGGTTGGCGCGGACGCCTGTTGAATCGTACAGACGGGCCTCTCGTTCGCTGTTGGGGGTGACAGTCGTCGAGAGGATGTAGCTCTTGCGGGGCATCACTAGCTCCGCAATCTGCTGCCATTGGGACATCCAATAGTTGCGATCTGCCTCCAGCTTGCTCCAACGGGAGACGATCCCGGCAGCAAGCTCGCTCTTGCTGTTCTCCTTTTTGGGAACAGTCAACTCGGCAACAACATCGGATGTCTTTGCCATGCGTGATTAGGAACCAAGCAGGGAACCGCTACCCGTGGCGCTGTTGGAGGACTCGGCTTTCTGCCCATCTTTGAGCAGGGAAGCCTTGAACCCGAAGCGACCGGCGTTGTTCTGAAGGGCAGACTGCTGCTGTGCCGCTACGTCAGCGGAGGAAGCAGTCG